TTCCGCACGATCGTTGTTCTGGTAGCGCGCCAGCAGGGCAAGTCGATGCTGTCGGTCATCCTCAGCCTCTTCTTCATGTACGTCCTGGGCCGCGAGCTTGTGATCGGCACCGCGCAGGACCTCGACGTCGCCGAGGAGATCTGGCAGGAAGCCGTGGACCTCGTCGAAGAGGTCCCAGACCTAGACGCCCTCAAGGAGCGCGTCGTGAAGGTCAACGGCAAGAAGGCGCTCGAGCTCTCGACCGGCGAGCGATACAAGGTCAAGGCCGCGAACCGTCGCGCCGGCCGCGGACTCTCCGGCGAGTTGATCCTGCTCGACGAGCTGCGCGAGCACCAGTCGTTCGACGCTTGGGGCGCTATCACCAAGACCACCATCGCCCGACCGGACGCCCAGGTATGGGCACTCTCCAACGCTGGCGACGCGACTTCGGTCGTCCTGCGCTACCTCCGCCAGAAGGCGCACGCTGCAGTCAGCGATCCGGACGGAATCAACGACGGCGGCTCCGAGCCTGTCGACGACGACCTGATCGACGACGAGACCGACGAGTCTACGCTGGCGATCTTCGAATGGTCGGCACCTCCTGGTGCTGACACGAAGGACCGCGAGGCGTGGGCAATGGCGAATCCCGCCCTCGGTCACGGCTTCGTCACTGAGCGCACCCTGGCGAGTGCTGAGGCGACCGATCCCGAGTGGGTCTTCCGCACCGAGTGCCTGTGCCAGTGGTCAGACGGAACCCTGGAGGGACCGTTTCCGCCCGGCACCTGGGATGCGGGCCGTTGGGACAAGGACGAGAAGAACCCGCCGCAGATCGTCGGCAACGTCATGGCCTGCGTCGACATGTCGCAGGACCGGATCAAGACCTACATCTCCTTCGCCGGCCGGCAGGCGGACGGCAGCCTCCAGGTCGAGGTGGTCGCCGAACGCGCCGGGTCTGACTGGGTTGAGGACTGGCTGCGCGAGCGCAAGGGCATCATCGACGCCTGGACGGCACAGACCCGCGGCGCGCCGGTCTCAGCATTGGCCGAGGAACTGGCGACAGCGCTCGAAGGCGAGATCGAGCATGTCGACTGGCAGGGCTCTGACCTTCCGGGCGGGACGGGCAGGTTCTACGACATCGTGCGTGACGGCCACCTGACCCACAACCCTTGGCCCTCGCTCGACCTCGCTGCGGCAACGGCTGTCCCGAAGCTCACCGACGGCGGCGCTTTCATGTGGGACCGCAAGAAGTCCCCCACCGATGTCGCTCCACTCCAGGCCGCCACCGGCGCCGTTTGGCTGTTGACCCGACCGCGCGAAGAACCCGTGCGCTCCGCCTACGAATCGCGTCGATTGGAGGTCATCTGAATGGGCCTCTTCGACCGCTTCCGCCAGACGACGGCGATCGACTCGGCAAGCGTGGAGACGCCGGACTTCTACGGTGCCTGGAAGTTGTCCAGCGAGGAGTACCTGCGGATCCTCGGGTTGTCGCCGGGAGAGATGTGGCGCACGCAGCCGTACCTGCGGATCGTGGTCAACTTCATGGCTCGCAACATCGCCCAGCTTGGTTTGCACGCATTCCAGCGGGTCTCCGAGTCTGATCGTCAGCGGCTCCGCGATGGCGGAGTGGTGGACGCACTAGGAGCGCCGAATCGCGCAACGACCCCCTATGAGCTGACCTACGGCCTCGTTGCCGACCTGGCGCTCTATGACGTCGCCTACTGGATGTTCTCCGACGACCCGACCCAGCGCATCGTTCGGCTCCCTGTCCCGTGGACCAAGCCCAAGGGCGGAGATGCGCTCGGCCCGGAGTGGTACGAGGTCCGCAAGGACGACTCCGGGCAAGCCGTGAAGGTCCCAGCTGATCAGATCCTCGCCTTTCACGGGTGGCACCCGGACGCGCTGACGACCGGCTCATCGCCGATCAACGCGCTCAAGGAGATCTTGGCTGAGCAGGTTGAGGCAGCCCGCTACCGCGCCCAGGTGTGGCAGCGCGGCGGCAAGGTTGGTGCCGTCCTGTCGCGTCCGGCCGGGGCGACATGGTCCGACGAGGCGCGCAAGCAGTTCAAGAAGGACTGGAAGTCGAAGTTCACCGGCGACGGCCCCGAGGTTGGCGGTACGCCGATCCTCGAGGACGGCATGACGCTCCAGCGCGTCGACTTCAACGCCCACGAGATGCAGTTCACCGAGGGCGCCCGACTCGCGCTGAACACGATCGCGTCGGTCTACCACATCCCGCCGCCCATGGTCGGCCTGCTGGACAACGCGAACTACGCCAATGTCCGAGAGTTCCGCAAGATGCTCTACGGCGACACCCTCGGCCCAGTCATCGCGCAGATCGAGGACCGGATCAATGCCTTCCTCGTGCCGCGCCTCGACAGCCGTCCCGGTGTCTATGTCGAGTTCAACGTCGCCGAGAAGCTCCAGGGCAACTTCGAGGAGCAGGCCACGGCGTTCCAGTCGGCCGTCGGCGCCCCGTACATGCTCCGCGACGAGGCCCGGGCCCGCCTCAATCTGCCCAAGATCCCGGGCGCAGATGAACTGGTGGTTCCCCTCAACGTCCTCGTCGGCGGCCAGGCCTCTCCCACCGACGCCGGATCGCAGAACGTCGACCCCACTGCGCCGGCCCATGACGCCGAACCCAAGTCGAAGTCGGCAGTTCGCCCCAGCGTGAAGGCGGCGGCCACGCAGCCCCAGCAGGACAAGATCGCCGAAGTGTTGGCTGGCTTCTTCGAGCGGCAGGGCAAGAGCGTTCTCTCGCGCCTCAACGCGGGCGACGAGGCCTGGTGGAACGGGGATCGCTGGGACAAGGAGCTGGCAACCGACCTGTTCAAGGTCGCGCACACCATCGCCGCCGACCTAGGCGACAAGGCGGCCGAGCAGTTCGGCTTCCCTGGCGGCTTCAGCCCGGACGGCACAGTCCACTTCCTTCAGGCGGTCGCGGCCCGCTACGCCGGCAACATCAATGCGACCACCAAGGCGCAGGTCGAGGCTGCGCACGCAGACCCTGATGCCGAGCCGGCCGCCGCCTTCGATCAAGCGAAGGGGTCGAGGGCGGCCGGAATCGCTGCCGGCGTCGGGACCTTCATTGCAGCCTTCGCCACTGTCGATGCGGCCCGCCAGATCGCTCTGACGAATCGGGTCAAGCCGACCAAGACCTGGTCCACCGGCTCCAACCCTCGCCCCGAGCACGCCGCGATGAACGGCGAGACGGTCCCGATCGATGACGAGTTCTCCAACGGCCTCGACTGGCCTGGATCCGGCGGCGACGCCGACCAGGTCGCCGGCTGCAACTGCACTGTGGAAGTGAGTGTCTGATGAAGGTCAAGAGCGTCCCCGTGAAGTTCAAGGCCGGTCCTGACGATGGCCTGGCCGAGGGCGAGTTCCTCGTCTATCCCTCCACCTTCACCCGCCAGCCCGACTCCTACGGCGACGTGGTCAAGGCTGGCGCGTTCACCGCCGACATCGCCGCCCGCAAGGAAGCCGGAACCGTCCTACCGGGTCTGTATGGACACCGCATGGACGACCCCGACTTCTTCATCGCCTCCGCCATGGATGAGGGTGAGGACGAGCACGGCTGGTGGGTCAAGGGCGCATTCGACATGGACTCTCCCAAGGCCGCTCAGGTCTACCGCCTCGTCAAGGGTCGCCGACTCAACCAGCTCTCCTTCGCCTATGACGTGGAAGACGAGGGACAGGTCGAGTTGGGCGACGGCATGAAGGCCAACGAGCTGCGCCAGCTCAAGGTCCACGAGTTCAGCTTCGTCCCCGTCGGCGCCAATCAGGACACCTCCGTTGTCGCCGTCAAGGACGTGACCGCCGCCCTCCTGGACGGCGTCAAGCAGGGCCGCGTGCTGGCCCAGAAGCACATCGACTCACTGCGCTCAGCGCACGAGGCCATCGGTGCCGTCATCACGGCCGCCGAGGGCAGCAACACCGACAACACCACAGACCCAGAGAAGGCCAGCGGTACCGGCCAGGCCAAGGACGAGGAGCCCGCCGAGAAGGCAGAGGCTAAGCCCGAGGAGCCCCGTCGCAGCCCGTCCGTCAAGACCTGGGCGACCGAAATCGAAATCGCAGAGAAGGAGGGATCCTGATGGATCTCAAGGCACAGCGTGCCGCCGCTCTCAAGGCCGCCAAGGACATCGTCGAGATGGCGAAGGCGGAGGCCCGGGAGCTGACGGACGAGGAGAACACCGAGATCGAGGCCAAGATGGCCGACGTCAAGGAGCTGGATGTCAAGATCGCCAAGTCCGCCAACGTGACCGCGGTCCTCAAGCTCTCCGACGCAGAGACCGACACTAAGGGCGACGAGCCTGCTGGCGCGAAGTCGCTCGGCGAGCACTTCATCAGCACCAAGGGCGACGAGCTCAAGGCCGCCAAGGGCGTCACGGGGGCTGTCGTGGCTGCCCCCGAGTTCGTTCCTGTCAAGGCCAACACCGATAGCCAGGCGCGACCCTCGTCGGCCTCGGCGTGGGCCACTGAGTTCGACACCTCGATCGTCACGGCCTACCGCCGGCCGCTCGTGGTCGCCGACCTGCTGTCTTCGGGCACTCTGACCGGAAACGCGATCACCTACCTGATCGAGGGCGCCCTCGAGGGCGACTTCTCGACCGTCGCCGAGGGTGGAGCGAAGCCGCAGATCCACTTCGCCGACCCGACCACGGTCACCGAGACCCTCAAGAAGCTCGCGGCGTTCATCAAGTTCACCGACGAGATGCTCGATGACTTCGCGTTCATCGTCGCGAACATCAACAACCGCGGCCTCTACCAGCTCGGCCTGACCGAGGAGAACCAGATCCTCAACGGCAACGGCTCCGGCCAGAACCTGACCGGCCTGTTGAACCGCTCCGGCATCCAGACCGAGGCGGCAGCCTCGGTGACCGAGGCCGGCGACGACAACGCCGACGCCATCTTCCGGGCCATGACCAAGATCCAAACCGCCACCGGCTTCGCCGCTGACGGCGTGGTCATCCACCCGCTGGACTACCAGAACCTGCGCCTGCGTCGCGACGGCAACGAGCAGTACTACGGCGGCGGCTACTTCCAGGGCGAGTACGGCAACGGCGGCCTGTCCATGCAGCCGCCGATCTGGGGCCAGAAGACGGTCGTCACCTCGGCCATCGCCCAGGGCACCGTCGCCGTCGGCGCGTTCAAGCAGGCCGCGACCCTGTACCGCAAGGGCGGCGTGCGCGTGGAGTCCACCAACTCCCACGCCAGCGACTTCACGAGCAACCTCGTGACGACCCGCATCGAGGAGCGCGTGGCGCTGGAGGTCCGATTCCCGGCCGCCATCGTCAAGGTCACCCTCGACAACAACGCGCCGGTCTGATCCCGATGAACGAGTACGAGATCGAGATCAACGGCATCCCGCACACCGTGCTCCTCTCTGACGAGGACGCCAAGAAGTACGGCGACGGCGCTAAGCCGGTGAGCGAGAAGGCCAAGCGGGCCGCCAACAAGGCTCGCAAGCCGGCCAACAAGTCCGGCAGCGAGTCCTGACACACGCAACAGCACGAAGGCGGTGACCAGATGCCAAACGAGACCCCCACGGCCGCGCAGGCTCTGGTCACCGCCTACTGCGGGTGGCACATCGCACCCAGCAAGACCGAGACCCTCACCCTTGATGGCCCCGGCACACGGACCCTGCTCCTGCCGAGTCTGCACGTCACTGAGATCACCTCAGTAGTCAACGAAGGCACTGAACTCGACACGGACGCATACGACTGGTCGGATGCCGGCATCGTCGAGCTTCGTCACGGCTGGTTCTCGCGACGGCTGCGCGGCCTGACCGTCACCCTGACCCACGGCTACGACACCATGCCAGCCGACGTCGCAGCTGTCATTGCCCAGATCGACGGCACTGGCTTCGGACCCCAGGCCGTCCAGGTCGGACAGGTTCGCGTCGAGACTGCGAGCGGGATCGTGACAGCTAGCTCGATCCTTGACCGCTACAAGCTTCCCCCGCGGCCATGATCCTCGGACCGCACACCATCATCCGCCTGCGCGCGGCGCTGATCACGGACCCGTACTCCGGCGAAGAGACGCAGGCCGACTGGAATGACGCCAGCAACCCGCCAGCCGAGCTCCCCATCACTGGTTGCTCTGTGCAGCCCGCGACCGCCCAGCCGATCCTGCGCAACATGCGTCAAGGCGTCATCGTTGACCTGCTCGTCTGGGCCCCGCTCGGATCCGACATCACCGAGGCGGATCGCGCCGAGTACGCCGGAGAGCCATACGTCATCTCCGACACGATCCAGCGTTGGGACTTTCCTCCGCTCGGCCACATCGTGATCCCGTTGCAACTGGTGAGGGGCTGACATGGCTGGCATCAAGGTCACCCTCAACCACGGTGGCATGGCGGAACTGTTGAAGTCTGCCGAGGTCCGTGACGCCTTGACCGAGCGGGCCGAGAAGGTGCTGGAGAAGGCCAAGGCCGATGCGCCGGTCGACACGGGTGCCTACCGCGACGGCCTGCACATCGAACAGGACACCACCGACCGAGCAGCCGTGCGCGTGAAGGGTGGAACCGACCATGACTGGGCGGTCGAGGCGGAGACGGGCAACCTGTCGCGTGCCCTCGATGCAGCAGGTGGCTCCTGATGACCCTCATCGCGCCCGTGGCCTACCCGATCGCCGAGATGGTCTTCCCTGCCGCCCTGCGCTCCGCGCTGGCCGGCCGCCCCGAGGCCTACGCGCAGAGCGTGTACGTCGGCAAGAACGTCCCAAACCCGCGGCGCGACCGCATGGTCACCTTCCGCCGCGACGGCGGCCCATCAAGCGAGTGGACCGACCACCCGCGCCTCGGAGTCAACGTCTGGGCGACTACCGACGCAGACGCCGACAACCTCGCCCGCCTCGTCGCTGCCCTACTCCCCACGCTTGTCGGCCCGCAGGTCGACTCCGTGACCGTGCTCTCCGGCCCGACCGACGTCACCGACACGTCCGGTCAACCACAGCGCTACATCACCGCCGAAGCGGCCACCCGCGCGGCGAACCTCTGAACCTCCGTCGAATCCTCGGCGGACAGCGGCGGCAGCCGCGACCATCACGAAAGGGGTAGTCATGGCTACCAACGCAGACAACGCTTTCGCCCCGGTGACGCTCGCGGTCTACCGGGCCGCAGCCGGCACCACTGGCCCGACCGGCGCTACCGGAGCACCCGCAGGCTTCACCGACATGGGAGCACTCAGCCTCGATGACGGCTACGAGTTCACCCTTCCGGGCGCCGGGGACAAGACCATCACCAAGGCGTTCGCCAACGGCGGCACGGTCTTCTTCACCAGCCGGTCCACCAGCGATGACCTTCCGACCTGGAAGTTCACCTTCCTGGAGACCAGCGTCGACGTCATCGAGTTCACCCTCGGCGTGACGATCGACCAGGACGCCGACGCCGGCCACTTCGTGTGGAAGAACGAGATCCCCACCCCCGAGGCGATGGTCCTCGACCTGATCGACGGCAAGGGCGACATCCGACGCGACCACATCCCGCTGGCGAACATCTCCGCCGTCGACGCCCAGACCATCGCCGGCACCGACCGGCTCGCCAAGTGCGTCGTCACCATCGAGGGTGACTTCTCCCAGTCCCTTGGCGATGACGGCGGCAACTTCGAGCGCTGGGAGACCAAGCTCAAGACCCCGGCCGCCGGCTGACCTACTCCCTCGGCTCGGTGTCGCGCGGGCGCCGAGCCGAGGGGCACAACTCGCCCGCGCACCACCCGCGCAACCAGAAGGAGACCCGCGCATGTCCACCACCCCGAGCACCCGCGCTCCGAAGCAGCCGCAGGACCACCAGCAGAAGACCAACACCAAGCCTGAGCCCAAGCCAGATGGCGGCTTCACCTTCGAGGCCAACGGCAAGACCTACAGCCTCCCCGTCGTCGGCGAGGACGCCGCCGGCAAGGTCCCGTTCAAGTACACCCGCCAGCTGGTGATGAACCCGGACGACAACATCGCCCAGATGGCGCAGACCTTCGCCCTGCTCGACGCCGTCGGCGCGGACCCGGAGGCGATCGCTGCTTTGGAGTCGCTGCCGACCGAGGAGGCCGTGGAGATCACCGGTGGCTGGGTGGGGGAATCTCGGCGCTCTGCGGGCTGATCCGAGATCACCGCGGAGCGCTCGAGTACGACTGGCGCACCCGTTTCGGTCTGCCGCTGACCAGCATCGGCGAGACCATGACCATCACCGAGGCCGGCCGCCTGGCCATGCAGCTGGTCAGTGACCCCGCTACCGCGACTTGTGCGGCGCTGGCCCGCTGGAGCCACCCGATGAGCCGCGAAGGACTGCTCCTGGTCGACCTGTTCGACCGGGTGAGCGAGGCGCTGATCGAGAAGCCGACGCCGCACTGGCTCAGGCCCACCACGCCGCGCCCCGTGCAGGAGATCGACCATGACGCCGTCAACGCAGCACTACGGCTCACCGGGCATCTTCCCGCCGCCTAGTAGCCGCGTACTCGCCGCATGCCCCACTCGACACCGGCGGCGATGACGCCAATCTGAGCCAGGAGTCCCCCGACGCCAACCAGCAGCCAGGACCACTCGGCCGACCCGTCCGCTTCGGCCACAATCAGGCCACCGAAGCCACCGATGACGACGCCAGCCACGATCAGCCACACGGGCGATCCCGGGTCTTGTCTCTCGCTCATGGCCGAATGCTACGGCCGTCGACGTCACCGTAATGGCCGAACGTCAATCACGGGTCTGCCCGCCAGCGCCCGAATATAGATCGGAGGACATAGCCAGATGTCTGAGATCGCCTCCGCCTATGTGTCCCTGCTGCCGAGCGCGAAGGGCTTCGGCGCCAAGCTCAACGGAGAAATCGGCAGCGACGTCGACAAGGCCGGGAAGACCTCCGGCGCACGGTTCGGCAAGGTGTTCGCGACCGCGAGCATCAAGCCGTTCCGCGCTTTCGGCGAGGCCGCTGTCGCCCTGTTCGCGGTCGACAAGGTCAAGGACTTCTTCGCCTCCTCGATTGACGAGGCACGCGAGTCCCAGAAGGTGTCCGCGCTGACGGCTCAGGTCATCAAGTCGACCGGTGGAGCCGCGAACATCTCCGCGAACCAGATCGGCAACCTCGCGACCGCGATCAGCAACAAGGTCGGCGTCGACGACGAGGCGATCCAATCCGGCGAGAACATGCTCCTGACGTTCAAGAACATCAGGAACGAGGCGGGCGCCGGCAACAAGATCTTCAACCAGGCGTCGCGCACGATGACCGACCTGGCCGCGAGCATGGCCGCGGCCTCCGGCGGGCAGATCGACTTCAAGTCCTCGGCCATCCAGCTCGGCAAGGCA